AAAGGATCCAATAGCTAGTGGAGCTGAAAAAGAGTTACTATCTTCTTTTAGTAAGAACTCAGAACAGCAAAAAATGCTAGCAGAACAAACCGCTGATATGTTTAAGGAAAGTAATAGTGGATTTTTATCAGGATTAACTGATATGTTTTCTGGATTTTTCTCTAACTTTAATATGGGTGGATTAGGTCAAATGGCTAGTAGCGCCGTAAGCGGCGTTGGTAATTTAATTATGCAAGGAATTAGCCTATTCTTTGCAAAAGGTGGCCTAACTAATGAAATTACTAGAAGAATACCTATGTATGCTAATGGCACAATTACTAGTGGTCCTGAGATTGCTATGATTGGTGAAGGTAGCAAGCGTGAAGCTGTAGTTCCATTACCAGATAATAGAAGTATTCCGGTAACTATGACTGGTGAGCCAGAAAGTCAAAAAACTGTTAACAATTCATTCAATATAAATATAACAGGTGTGCAAGGTAACGAACAAGGAATTCGTAAGAGTGCAAATCAGTTAGCATTAGAGATTGCTAGAGCACAAGAAATGGCTAGACGGAGAATAGGATAATGGCATTTTTAGAATCACCAAGATTTCCTGATAATATTTCTTATGGATCTAGTGGCGGGCCAATGTATAAAACGGAAGTTGTCACAGTTTATTCAGGTTTCGAATATAATAATATTAGTTGGGAAGAATCTAGACATAAATATGATGCTAGTATGGGAGTTCGATCAGAGGGTGAACTCTCACAGTTAATTAAGTTCTTCCATGTTACTAGGGGTAAAGGTCATAGATTTAGATATAAAGACTGGTCAGACTATAAAGCTTGTGACTTAGATGAAACTTCTGCTTTTAATGATATGGTTTTTGGTACAGGTGATAGTGTAACTACAGAGTTTCAACTAATTAAAGTTTATGATATGGGAAGTATGATAGGTGTTTCTTATAATCAAAGAGATATTAAAAAACCAGTTCAGGGAACAATATTAATAGGTGTAAATGGTATATTACAAACAGAAACAACTGACTACAGTATAGACTATACTACAGGTATAGTAACTTTTGTTTCACCTCCCGCTAATGGAGTACCAATTACTTGGGGGGGAGAATTTGATGTGCCATGTAGATTTGATACAGATGAACTACCTCTATCTTTAGATTTTTACGGCTATGCATCAGGTTCCGTCCCTATTATTGAGGTAAGAATATGAAGATTATTAATACTAATCTACTAGAAGAGCTAAAAAGTAGTGAAACAACGTTGGCTTTAATGGTAAGAATAATTAGAAAAGATAATCAAGTATACAATTTTACTAATTTTAATAAAGATATTGAATATAACGGAGCAACTTATAAATCTTCTAATTCTTTCTTACCTACTAGTTTTCAGCAAGTTGCAGACTTATCGGTCGATACGTTAGAAGTAACTGGATACTATGATTCACTAGGAATAACACAAAAAGATTTATTACTAGAGTTATTTTATGACGCTAAAATTTGGGTCTTTATAATAAATTATAAAGACAAAGATCAGGGAGAAATAAAATTATTACATGGCTCATTGGGGCAAGCTACAATTCATCCGCAACATTTTTCTATAGAATTTAGAAATTTAACTTATAAGCTAACTAGAAAATTAGCTAATCTATTCAGTAAAACGTGTAGAGCAGAGTTTGGAGATTCTAAATGTGGAGTATCTTTATCTCCAGTAGTATGGCAAGCAGCAACTGTATATGAAGTAGGAGATGCTGTAACTCCTTCTGTATCAAATGGTAGAAGATATGAATGTATAACTGCAGGAGTTAGTGATAGTATAGAACCTACTTGGTCTACAACTATAAATGATACAGTTTCTGAAACTACTGGAGTTGTTTGGCGTGTACGAGATAGTATAAAAAAATCAATTAGTGTAATTTCTCCATATGTTTATAGATTATATATAAAGAAAGCTTCTGATCCTTTAAATATAAAAGAAGTAAAATTCTTCGATAGTACAGATACTAGAATTTATCCTGTTTGGTGTGAAAGTACTCCGTTTGGAAATTGTAATAATACTCAAGATAATAATCCTCTTACAGAAATGCAGTTGTCTTTTTTTACTGCTGCATATATAGCATTTTATTTTGGCGCTCCTGGTATAGATTTTAAAAATATTGAGATTTTATTAAATTCTAGCTCTTATATAGAAGAATTTGAACTTCAAGTTAGTTATGACGGTGCTACTTTAGAGGAAGATTCGGGTACTTGGGAAACTATATATTCATTTAAAAGTACGGCAGCTTACTGGAGTTCAATTTCATATAACTTAGTAGTACCTAGTAGTCAAATTAATTTTATTGTTAGAGATAAGTTCAATGTAGTTAATCCATATGACGATGTTAGTTATTTAAACAATGGGCTAATAACTTGTACTACTGGTAACAATGCTGGTTTTTCTATGGAAATAAAAGAATTTGATGAAGAAAACAATGTATTAAACTTATTTAAATCTCTTCCCTACAACATTAACTATGGCGATACTTTTGAAGTTACTAGTGGTTGTAATCATTTATTTTTAGGAAATGATGGTACTACAAGTACTGGAGATTGTGTAGCAAAATATAACAATGGAAAAAATTTTAGAGGAGAACCATATATTCCAACAGAAGATGTATTAGTAGGAGGTATTGGTGAAACAAACAGAAAGCCAAATACTTAATAGAGCTAGAGAATATATTGGAGTAAAATTTTTTTATAAAGGCAGAGGAAGGGGTGGTATAGATTGTGCTGGTATTTGTTTAAAAGCGTTAGATTTAGATGACAACCTATTAGACTATAAACAAAAAAATTCTATGAGTAAAGTAGAAGAAGAAGTCAGCAAGCTTGGCTATAAAGTAATGGAATTAAAACCAGCTGATATAATAGTGTTTAAAGATGGTCATTTGGCTATCTATACTGATAAAGATACTATAATACATTCATACTATAAAACTGGTAGAGTAATAGAAGAAACATTAACCAAAACTTTAAAAGAAAAAATATATAGTATATATAGGAGTATATAATGCCTATAGCTTTATTTGCTATTGCTGGTGGTTTAATTGGTGGTGGAATTGCAGCCTCTATCTGGGGTTTTGCTGCATTTGCTACTGGATGGGCAATAGGTTCACTAATTGGTCAGTTATTAGCACCCAAACCAACACAATATGTTACAGGTCCAAGGTTAGAGAATACTTCACCGGCTGTTAGTAATATAATAGGTAACCCTATTCAAATACCGTATGGATTAATACGTATGCCAGGTTCTATAATATGGTCTAATAGTATTACAGAAAGAGAAATAGTACAAGTTCAAAAAACTAAAGGTGGTAGTTTAGGTGGTAGTAAAAAAACCGTAACTAGAACATATGAATATTATTTAGACTTTGCTGTAGCTATAGCAGAAGGACCTATTCTTGGTATAAGAAAAGTATGGGCTAATAATAAAATTATATATGATCAGGATGGAGAAGTTAAAGCAGAACCTTGGTTAAAGTTTACTCTATATGAAGGTACAGAAACTCAGGAGCCCGATCCGTTGATGGAAGGTATACTGGGATTTGGTAATGTTCCGGCATATAGAGGATTAGCTTATATAGTATTCGAGCAATTTAAACTAGAAGAATATGGTAATAGGGCACCATACTCTATAGAGTTTGAAGTAGCTACAGAACTTGGCTATCTGAAAGTGCCAGCAGTTGAATATTTACATCAAGGAAGTGGTGGGGGGGATGGATTTCACCATGATCAGATAAGATATATAGCCCCAAATGGAGATATTCTAGCTGGTTTAACTGGTGATACGGATAACTGGGGAGTAACAATTCCATATAATGCTCCACAGGCTTTAAGATTACATCCAATACCTCCAGTTATTAAAACATTAGCAGCTAGAGATAATGCAAGCCTTGGCAAATCTTCTTTGCTTGGTCGTACTCAGGATGGTTACTTCGTAGTTTTGTTTCCTTTTAGAAAATCCCCGGAAAGTGCTTCTAATAAAACGTATATAGGATTTTTTAATGGCTCTTTAGAATTCCAGTTCTATTATGGACCTGTAGGTTATATTACTACAGTTTCTAGAATAATATTTGATAAATATTTTATAACGACATCTAATGAAACTTTAAATACTGTGGGATTAACTCCGAGCATTAATTGGTGGTACATAAATATTTATGGAGGTAGTCCAACGGTTTCCGGAGGTGGAGACGAGGTCGGTAGTTTAGGTAAAACTATAAGATTTAGAAGTTCACCTCCGCTTCAATCCAGTTTTGGAGAAACAATAGGTCACGTTACCAACTTTGATTTTAGTGAAAATAAATCAACTCCAGTCAAAAGTTGGCAAGCATTAGGCCCAAACGTTATTATAAATTCATATAGTCAACCCAATATTTATGCTACTATAGTTACTACTAATGATGCAAAAATAGGAAATAATATTACCCCTCCAAATACTGATGTAATGATATATAGGTATTCGGAAGCAGACATGATAAGTGCATCTTATAGAGGAGAGTTATCCTATTTTAGATTAAACCCATGGGTAAGATTAAATAATGAAAATTTATCAGTTACACACCCAGAAGTCACTGTTCCCGCAGAATTTATGAATTTTAGATCTGTTCTTTCAGCTTATATAATAGACAATAATATATGGATATTTGGATTAGTTAAAGTTAGTGCTTTTTCTATGCGTGTTATTGCTTACAAGGTAGCACAAGGTACAGCTCTACATACAGACGGATATTATGAACCCTCAGATATTTATATTTGTCCACACTCTTTAAGTACATTTTCAGGTACGGCACTGGCAAACCAATATGTAGGCCCATATGATTCTGGAGTTCAGTATGGAAAGGGTTACTTAGATTCTATAAGTAAAACTTGGACAGTTATGGATAAAAATATTATATTAGTATTTAATTTTAATACTAATACTTGGCAAACTATACAAAAAGAAAATGTAATAGGGATGCAGGGTGGATTTGAGTATCCTTTTCCTGGTGGTACATATATTTGGCTAGGTATTGAATCCCAACCCAGAGCAGAACTTCAATACTATATTAAAAGAATTATAAAAGACACGGAGAACCCGCTTACTGTCGATGCAGTTATATCAAATATATGTGAAAGAGCCGGACTTACTAAAGATATAGATTTTTCTTTTGTAACATGCTGTCCTGATAGTGGGGGCCTGTATTACTACGGCTTCTAAGGAGATATATAAATGCCAATCCTACCACCGCCTATAGAAGAGCCTGGTAGTACAACTCCATGCAATGAACTAGTCGGATATTCTATTAGAGACAGAATACCTGCTAGAGCTAGTTTGGAAGAATTATTACCTATATTCTTTTTTGATAGCACTGTTAGTGACTATCAAATAAAATTTGTACAAAGAGGGTGCTCAACACCATTAATTATAGAATACGATGATTTATCAGCAGTTTTAGAGATAACTGAAATAAAACCTCCTTACACAATAACTTTACCTGAAGAAAATTCTATGCCAAAAGAGATGGATTTGAGATATCTAAGCCCATCTAATAACTTTCAAACAGCACAACAAAGATATTCTAGACACTCCTCCGCGACTACTTCTGTAGATAAAGAAACTATAAGCACTTATGTAGCTTTAGAAGATGCTCAAGCTAAAGAAATTATTGTTAAACTATTAATAAATGCTTGGGAGACCTCTAAAAAATTAAAAATTGTACTACCAAAAAAGTATACTTATTTAGATCCTACAGATTTGATACAATTTAATATTGATTCAGGCACTATAATAGTATCTAGAATAATAGAAATTATAAATAACTATAGTACTTTGGAAATAACTGCTGAGTTTGAAAAATCTAGTAATTATATAGATATTGAACAATACAAAACTAATTTTGCTTTCTTTAATGGGTCGGCTAATCAAAAAATACCATTGGCAGCTGCTATGATACCAGTAATAATTGATAGCTATCCATTAAATGATATTATACCCGAATTTTATGAAGATTTAAGTTATCTATATGCCCTTGGAGGCTCATACTATAGTAATTGGCCCGGAGGTGATATTTACTTTTCAGAAGATGACGTAGATTTTAGTAGTGGTGCTAGAATTCAGACACAAGCTGAAGTGGGTTCAATTATATCTACTAATAAGTCTCTAGCGGACTTATATAATCATAATTATATAGATAAAGAAACAATTATAGATATAATTATGTATACCACACCTACTAATATTTATACGAATTTAAGCGATGCTGAATTACTTACCTCTATTAAAAATACTTTCTTTATTGTAAATTCTAATGGTGGGGAAATTATAAGAGCACAAAATGTAATCTCTTTGGGTAATAAAAAATATCAATTAAGTAGTCTTTTAAGAGGATTATATCATTCTTACGTAAATATACCATATCATGATCCATTTACACAGCAAAATATAGCTCTAATTACAGATACTAGCTTGTACAAGGGAGATATGGAATACGGTATATATAATAATACTTTTTATTATAAAGGAGTTACAGAAGGACTATTACTAGAAAGTGCTAGCACTAGTAATTTTATGTTTAAAGCTAAATGGGCCGGAGCTTCTCCAGCATCCCATATAACAGCAAGTCAATTAAATTCAAATATAGTTATAAAATGGAATAGTACTAGTAATTTTAGTAGTACTGCTTTCCTTGCTACTCCAGCAATAGAAGTGTACAAAGAAAGACTTAGAATCTACGATATAAATAACACTTTATTATCAACTATAGATGATATAACTACAGAAACATATACTTTTAACCCTACTTCTGTGGCTAAAACTACATCGGATAATTTTATTTTTAAAGTTTATAGATATTCTATAATGAAAGGTTATGATACCGAATTTAGGAAGTGTCTATATTTACCAGAATTTTATGACTATTTAAAATACGAAAGTCCAGAATTATTGTATACTTTTGATGTAGAGCCTGGTAATTATACTGTTACAGATAAGATAGGAACTACGACTTCTGACTTAATAGCAAATAAAAGTTTACTTAATTTTAAAAATTCTATTTTTAAGGAAAAAAGGTCTAGTACTATTAGATTAAAAGCTGGTGAATATCTTACAACTAATGGATCGTCTTTTGGCTCAGATGAATATAATTTTTCTATTTGTCTAATTATAAATATAAATAGACAAACGATTGATGATATAAGTATTCCTATTTTAAATAGAGAAGTATCTGATAAACCATATGAAATAAATTGTAATACGTACCAATTTAATAATACTATAGCAGGCACCAGCAGAATGTTTATTATAATAACATCTTTTGGAGATGCTACAGAAAGTATAGAAAAAATATATATTAATAATATACTGTATGAAGAAAATATTTCAAATTCTATTAAAGATTGGTCTGGAGATTTAATAATAGGTAATTATGATACGGTAATATCAGACTTTGATATATCTATAGAGTTTTTATCTTACTATAATAATTACGTATTTACCGCAGAAGAAGTATCTGAATTATATAACAGGTATAGGGAGTTACTATGAGTTCACCTAATTTAGGATTAGTAGAGTTGGGATTAGACCAATTAAATCCTCATAATACAATAAATGAAAATTATAAGTTTTTGGACGCTACTGTAAATATAGTAGTAGAAGATATGACACTACAAGCTCCACCAGGTACACCTGCCGATGGAGAAACTTATATACCTGCCGCAACTGCTAGTGGAGATTGGTTGGCAAAGGAAAATCAGATCGCTTATTATAATAATGGTTGGACTTTCTTTCCCCCAAAAATAGGTTGGCGTATATTTGATTTACCTAATTTAGTAACAAAGTACTGGAATGGCACTTCGTGGCTTGTTGAAACTAGCAAATATGTTACTATAAATGAAAAAACTACTAGTTACATTTTAGCCTTAGCAGACCATAATAAGATTATAGTAGTAAATAGCGCTAGTAATTTAACTATTACGCTGCCGCAGACGTCTACGGTAAATATTCCGGATGGGTTTACTTGCAGAATTATAAGGCGTGGATCTGGAACAGTCACATTTGCTGTTCAAGGTGCAGAAACCTTAGAATCTATTAGTTCATTTAATAAAATAAACGACCAATATGGAGAAGCTTCTGCACTAAGACTAACTACGGCCACTTGGTATATTTCTGGAAATCTAGGAGCTTAAAAAAGAAAAACCCGCCGTAGTGGCGGGTTTTTTATTACTTAATAGGGCAGGCTCCCGTAGCACATGCATCATCTGCATAATCGTCTTCGTAATCTGTACCTTTCCAATTTACTGGTCTAATTTCAGCAACATATTTTTCAAAAGCTTCTTTAGTTACGTACTCTTGGGGTAAATAATTAAAGCCTAGGTCTTTAGCACTAACTGTTGGATCATTTTTAAATAGGAAACTTACTCCCACATAAATATCCCAGTTTTCTAGTAGCCAATCTACTATAGCATCTTTTTCTTCCGGTCTATAATAAATAGTATTAGATACGTTCTGATCGCAGTAGTGTACCTGAATTTTCTTATACCTTTCTAACTGCGAAATAGCAGATTCAAGGTTAACTTCTAAGATTTCTTTAGTGCCATCGGCACGTACTACTTCTTTCTTATCAAACTCTACTTCCTCAAAGGATACTGGTAGACAGGCCAAAGTGCCTGTAGAATCTGCTGGATTAGTCATAGTACGATAATTAGCATCCTTTAACTTTTGTACTATTGGATCATGATTACTAAAGTTAACCCAGTTGAATAGATACTTACCTTCCGCCTTATGAACTCCTTCTGTCGTATCCATTATCTTAGAAAGCGTTCCACTTGGTTTTCGTTTTTGTTACGATATATTCGATTCCAATATATCTCTACATATTTCTAAGTAGACCAGACTATATCATACTCTTTAACTTAATATTAAGAGCCTTCCCACTTCGAGCTCTCTAGAGCCCTACTCCTTTCGGATAGTCGTTGAACCTTTTCCATATTATATCAATAACTTAGGAACTTGGCTGCTGATTATCTGTTTGTTTTAGCTGTTGTTCTACCTCTATTAATGTTTCCAATATAGAGTCTGAAGCTAAACTCTTGAGACTTTCCAGCAATTCGAGAAGTTTTTCAAATTTCATTTCTGAAATAAGCGGCTGTATTTGTATAGAAGAAGCGTGTATTTTTCCGTGACAAGATGAGCATAAAGTTACTAAATTATAATCTTCGTGAACTCTCTTATCAAGTTCGTTAAACAATCTATAAGGTATTATATGGTGTACAACTAAATTTGAAGTTGAATTACAATTAGCACAGGTACTATTATTACTTCTAAAAGTTTTAGATTTACTTTCCCAGTTTCTGGTATAATGTTTTCTACCAGTGCCTCCACCATCTATAAAAAAGTGGTTATTTTTACCTTTGCTATTTGTAGACTTTCTTTCAATTTCCCATCTTATAGAAAAATTTGTTATATCTAAATTAGTAAAATCACCATCTTTTGGAAATACTTCGTAGTCGGTAGGTAGATAAGAGTTATTAGCTAGTTCCCACATTATTATATGAGCTTTTACTTGCCCACTACCATTTGAGGCTCTTGGGTGCATATCGCAGCTTATTACATATCTTTCTAATCCACCAGTACTATTTAAAGTTGGAGTTTCTAATCTAGAAAATAACACATCTACTATAAACTCACTTTCCCAATAATTACCTTTATACCTATTCCATTCTCTTTTCCACTTCCTCGCATCTGCGGTTAAGTGTTTAAAAGGTATAGTTGCATTACACAGCTCTAATACTTCCTGAAGGACTCTTCTACTAATTTTAGGAAGTTCTAATATCTCTCTTAGTTCTTCATAAGTAGCAAAATCTTCTTCAATAAGTCTTTTAACTTCTTCCTTACCACCTAACTTTTTTATAAGTGCATTTCTATCATATGCCATAATATACTCCTATTTATATATTATGTCATATTATACATGTAAAATCAAGCACATTTTTTAGTGTGGTTACAAAAATTATTTACCGTAGTTACGTTCTTTGGATACTCCATCTTAAGTTCACCTGACATAGTTCTAGCAGCTGTAACTGCAGAGTATCTTAGATTTTTCCAGTCATACTCAGTCATATCATCACGTTTTGCTATTCCGGTGACTCCGACACCACACAAGCGCAAGAACTCATTATTTTTATGCCAAGCTTCTTGTAAAATTCCATCCCGTAGATCAACTACTGTTTGACGATAGTTCGCACGGGATATTAGAGTTGCTGCGCGATGGAGTCCGGCGCTATCTCCAATAAATTTACCCACATCAATTTCTGATAGGTTACAGAAAGACTTGTTCGCTAATAGTATTTCTCCGCAAGGATTCGTCCCAGCAAACCAAGGAGCTCTCTGTAAAGCAGTTCGTCCATTATAGAATCCAGGCTCGCTGCCTCCGGCAGCAATCATCATATCAAAAACACCAGCCAATTCATCCTTTGAAGGCTTATTATAAAAAACTAGAGAGTTATTAGATTGCTGTCTATGCTTAAATCCATCTTCATAACAACGTTCTTTAAACTTAGAGAACTCATACCATTCTGCACTACCATGCTCTACTAGCATAATTTCAGCACTTCTTCTAGAAGAAAGAACAGTACCTAGTAGATTCATTACTTCAACAATATCTAGCTTCTTTAGTAGACTGCCAGATCTACGATTCATTATTTCAGCAATATTTGGCAATGCATTAGAAAACGGACCGTCACCACTGGAAATCCATCCATATCCTTTTAGTCTTTGTCCCTCCGCCCTAATTTCAGAAAAATCTAAAATTAAGGTATGTGCTTTGACCTTATTAGCTAGTATCTTTCCAACTGCTTTGGCCCAAGCTTCCGCGGAATCCCCAATAGATAAATGCCATACTCCATCTATAAATGATTCTTCATTCCACTCCCTGCCTTTAGGGTCTCCAGGCCTTTTAGTGGATCTAATAATATCTATGTTATTAATAGGCTTTCTAAATCCATTTAGAGTTCCCACTTTTGGAGTTGCTCCTACTCCACAGCCTTGTAGTAATAGCCAGAAAGCATCTACCATATCATAGATAGTTTCAATATTTAAGTGTGAACAGTTAAACTGAGAAGCCTCTCTAGTTTTAGAAATATCAGTACCACCTAACCATAGAGTCCTACCACTCGGTAGCGCCTTTCTATGGTACATTAACTCAAATAGTTCTTCTAGTTCATATTCTTGTTCATCTCTTAGAGAAACCCACTCTGACATATCTTCAGTAATATCATGTAATGGCATACCAGGAAGCACTGCTTGTGTCATCGCTCGTTCCCATAACCATTTCTGATGTCTAATTACTCGTTCAATAACTTGTTCCCAAGTTTCAAATTCTGTACCTTCATCATTTAAAGGTCTGCAATAAGTTCTTCTTGTAATAATTTCAGCTCTAGCACTTATACTCATTTATCCTCCGAGTAATCTCTCTCAATCTTTTCATTCTCCCAATTCCAAGGAATAGGTTTCTGAAGCCATCTTTGTATAAAATTCCAGCTTTTGAAAAAACCATCATGTGGTAGTACACAAGCGGTACAGTCCTTTCTAACTACTCCATCCGTTCCTTTAAAAACTACATAAGGACCCGGGCACTCTAGATATTGTAAAGGACAGTAACAAAAAAGACAGTTAAATTCTTCTGGACGTTTAAATTTTGTTATATCATGACACGGAAAAAATTCACACTCTTTATTGGTAAAATGTTGAAAGTTCTGTGTCTTAACTTTGTCTTTTGGTTGCATATTCCACACATTCCATAGATTTATCGGAGGAAATTTTAGTTCTGGCCATTCTATCATAACTAATACTTTCCATAATTTCTAATCTTTGTTTGTCAGTGTATTTTGACCAATTAGCAATTTCATCGGTTGTTCTATAACAACCTATACATATTCCATTCTCATTTACTTTACAAACATTTACACAAGGACTAATCATTTTCCTGTTGATCCAAAACCACCAGTACCTCTTTCCGTATCTGAAATACTTTCTACTACTTCAATAGTAGGCAAAAATACTGGTACTATTACTAGTTGAGCAAACCTTTGAAAAGGAAGAATAATTATTTGTTGACTATTATTAACATTTTTAGCTAAAATCATTATTTCTCCTCTATAATGAGAATCAATAACTCCTACTGTATTTAGCAATACTAATCCTTCTCTACCTAAAGAAGAGCGCGGAAAGACTAGTCCTACGTAACCTTCTGGTATTTCAGCGTAGACCCCAGTGTGAATAACTTTATCTTCATATGGTTTTAATGTGGTACCATGTTTATCTTTTAAATCAAAACCGGCATCGTAGTGATGTTTTTTAAATGGAATACAGCTTGGATGATCTAGTTTAACTTTCATATTAATTCCTTTTTAATTAATTCTACGTTTTCTTTACCTATAGCTTCTTCAGCATAAGATTTCAAATCCATAAGTTGATAATTTAATAGTAGCTGCTCTTTAAAATTATTTAAATTTTGTATATATTTATACTTACTTTCTATAGGCAATGAGTCATATATATCAAATGCAGTAGGCCCATATTCTTTTATAATAGTATACGCTCTTTTTTCACCTATACCATCTACCCCTGGAACATTATCTCCTTTATCTCCCATTAGTACTTTAATACTAATATGATCTTCTGGGTCATATGCGTAATGTTCATTCCAATTTTCTTTAGTAGTTTCTTTCCTAGTTCTGTAAGAAAATCTACTTACTTTATCATCTACTAATAAGTCCCAGTCTTTATCTGATGATATAAGCCATATGTGGTCATACTTACTTTTTAATATTTGAACTAGATATGCTGCGATATCATCTGCTTCAACTCCCATAAATTTAAAGGTTTTGTATGACCTATTTAGTAGCTGAAGTGTTTTATCAAACTCTTCTAAAAACTCTCTAAAATCTTGAGCTTCTTCTTCTGTTTGTTTAGCTCTTAATTCTTCTCTATTTCCTTTATAGTTAGGAAATATAGCTTTCCTATAAGAAGAACCACCATCTCCAAGAATTATAATATCTTTCGATTCATAAGATCTAGCTAAAGACCTAACCATTTCTAAATATTCTAAACTAAATACTTTTTTATTTGCATGTTTATATCTAAATGCTAAGTTCAAGCCGTCTACAATCATTAAGTTATTGTAGTCACTGGAACTAACATAATCAAAATCTGAAAAACTTTTTCCCATAATTATACTATAAATTTGGGCTTTTCGAAAGTAAGCCAGTCTTCAAGTTTAGCTATTATTATATTATCACTATTATAGTGTAGCCATCTATAGTCAATAGAATTAGTTTGATCTCTAAATGCTACGAACCACTTACTTCTATCAAATTTAAATAAAAGTAACGGCTTCTGCTCAACTTGAGTAGCTTGTCTTTCAGCCTGCTCCCACCACTTACTTATCTGTGGGTTTTTATCTGTTAGAATTTTACTACTTATATGATCCTCCTTATAATGCTTTACTTCAATACAGTAAACATTTTTTGCTTCCGGAACATATAAGTCACCTTTTAATTTGTGTGCTGCAGATAAAGCTCCAGATCCTGGTACTCTTTCCCACTGTAGACCTGTATACTTTCTCAAAACTCCCTTAGCTTCACTCTCTGCTCTCGCACCTTTCTGTCTGCTATCAACCATATTCTATCCTAGATATTTTCCCTTCTTTTATTACTGTTATTTTATCTAGTAATGGATGAGTATATTCATGCGATACTAAAAATGTATTTAAATCCATTTCCTCTAACAGTACTTCTATTAGCTTATCTTTTCCGTGAGAGTCTAATACTCCCATAATTTCATCTAAAAATAAAAGATTTATTTTAGTACTAGATATAGAGGACATTAGCTTCCTAATAGCTAATAGAGTAGATATATTAACTCTTGCTAATTCTCCTGAGGATAAAGCAGAAATATCTATAGTATTACCATTATCTACAATCTCTATATTTAATTTTTCGTCTTTTAAATTAAATACTAACTGGAATCTGCCAGCAGAAAACTCATTCAGATAGTTATTAATTTCTTCTTCTAAATCTTTTATTAGATATTCAATTTTATAACTTACAAGACCATTTGTACTAAAACTCTGTCTTAGAATATCATAGATATGCTTTAGTTCTTCCGAGTCTTTGAGCTTAATAGTTTCAAGATTTAATTCATTTTTATACTGATCTATCTGAGACGTTGTAAGGTCTACTCTTGCATTATGTTCTTCAATCTTTCTATTGTAATCAATTACTGTTTTAATATTAGCAGTTATTTTAGTAATTAAATCTTTTAAATCTTTTATCTCAGTACGTAGTTTATCTTCGTCTATTAAATCAGGTGGTAGGTCTTTGTCAATTAGCAAATTTAACTTCTCAAACTCTTCTGATACTTCTTTATATTTTTTATACTTGGCTTCTTTTACTCTATGTTCTTTTATTTTCTCTTCTAAAACCTTAAGATCAGTATTCATTTCTGATATTTCTTCGCGCCACTGTGTTAACATAGTAGAACGTAAATCATGATCTATTTCTTGTTTACAAGTAGGACAAAATGGATCGGTTAATCCCGATAATTGTTTACCTCTGGCAGTAACTTCTTTTATCTTTTTATTTATAGAATCTCTTTCAGACACTATAGATTGAATACTAGTAGGTTCTTCAGGGACTTCGGAAAGAATACTAAGATCTAAATTTTTCAATAAAGTTTTATACTGATTATTTTCTTGACGTTTTTTGTTTATTGAATGTATATTAGCTAATTCATGTTCCAGCTTGGGTAGTTTTTCCTTAAATACTTCAGTAGTATCTTCAGGAACTTCTTTAAAAATTAGTTTAGCTAGATCAGAATCTTTCCACTTAGAAAGCCAAGAATTAATAGTTTTACAAGAACCTTCTAATTCTGATACTATTTTAGAAGTATTTCTATACTCATTTTTAAATACTTCATATAAATTTGAATATTTATCTAAACCTAGTAAAGATATTAGAAAATTCTTTCTTTGTGTATCTGTAGCGGTTAAAAACTCTAGACTAGTTTTAGAACTTTGATAAATTAATTGTGTAAAGGTTTTAAAATCAATACCAATTATTTCTTCTAATTGTTTATATGTTCCGGTAGACGTATGACTTGATATATCAATGCTATTTTTAAGTAGTGTTAATTTAGTTGTGCTAGCATTTCTTTTGAGTTTTAGCTCATAGTTGTTACTATCTACGGAAAAAGTTAAAGAAGCTTCCCTAATATTAGAACTTGTATATCTATTAGTAACTTCTTGCTTTTTTATACCTTTAGAGTTTTTTCCATATAGTATTTCCTCTAGTATTAGAGGTATAGAAGATTTACCACTACCGTTTGGTCCTAATACTTGAGTCAATGTACTTTTACTTATATCTATGATGTTATTTTCACCATAAGAGAACCAGTTGCTCCAGGTTAAAGTTTTAAAAATTATCACCCTTCAGCCTCAATATGATCGTGATATACATGTAGTATATCTTCTACTGTTTTAGAATCTAGTTTCTGTATTTTAGTTAAATACTCGACTAATTCTTCAGATATTGTTTTATTGTGTAAATCTAAAGTTTTTACTGAATTTTTCTGTACTATTTTCTTATCAATAAATTCAGAGTTAATATCAACCTTTAATAAATCCATTACATTGCCTGTTATCTCATAAATTGTATGATGATAATCAGTAGGTAGAGCTTCGTCCACTGAGGTAGCAGTTTTTCTAATGAGCTGTGGTAGATTTAAATCAATGAACTCGTGCTTCATAGTTTCAGTATCAAAAAGTATAACACCATTTTTAATATGATTTCTATGGAAACTAGTAGATAGAGGACTACCTGGGTATACAATATTTAACTGAGAATTTTCATATGAGTGAAGGTCTCCAGCAAGTACTACTTCCCAAGATTCTAGTAGAGCTAAATCTATTTCAGGTTTAACATGTGGAGGAATAGCGCCTCTAAC